CTCTTATTTCCTGGCAAAAGCATCCATGTTATAGTGCCAACACGTGTTTTACAAGAACAATGGGAAACAGAGGTAAAGATTGCTGGTATTGACAATATCGAAATCTTTGTAGTTAACACCTATATAAAGAAAAGACACAATCCTTTCCTATTGATCCTGGATGAAATTCATCGCTATGCCAGTGATCAATTCCGGAAAGTGTTTAGCAGTACAACCTATGTAGCAATTCTGGGATTGACCGCTTCTATGGAAAGACAAGACGGCAAGCATGTGCTGATACAAGAACACGCACCAATTCTTAAAACCATAAAACTGGCAGATGCCTTGCACAAAGGTTTTGTAAGTCCTTTTATGATCTTTAATCTGGCAATAAAACTTAACAAAGCCGAATACAAAGCTTATCAGGAAATCGACAAAAGATTTGAGACTTATTTCGAGTGCTTTAACCGCGATTTTGAAAGTGTGAAAGCAGCTATGATCAGCGCTTCCTACCGAAACAAACTAAGCATGATTACAGGTAAATCGGTTGAACAGATTCTGATTGAAGCAGCCAATTACTTCTACTTTCTGCATAAAAGAAAGAGATTCCTCTACGAACATCCGGCAAAATTGAGAGCCCTAAAGGAAATCTTTCAAGTCTTTGATCAAAAGATGATCGTATTCTCAGAATCAATCGCATTTGCGAACAGTGTTACAGAAGCAATTGGAGAGCAATCATTTGCTTACCATACTTCTGTGAACAAAAGAGTGCTGTCACTAAAGATGGATGAATTCAGAAAAACTGAAAAATACAAAGTACTGGCAGCAGTAAAAGCATTGGATGAAGGTTTGAACATACCAGACCTGTCCATGGCAGTAATAGTAAGCGGAAATGCAACCAAGCGACAGTATATCCAAAGAATAGGAAGAAGCCTTCGCAAACAACCAGGCAAAACAGCCTTGATCATAAACCTTTACATTCATGAAACACAAGATGAAAAGTGGCTCCGCAGAAGACAATTCAGCAACGACTTTAATGTCATCTGGGTTGAGGATGTCGAATCGATTAAAAGACTTTTCTGCAAAGAAAATGATAGAAGTCCTCTCCAATTCAAATATGATCAGTTTACAAACCCCTCCTTTAATCATACAGCAGCTCATCCTTAAACACTTTGGTATAAAAGTAACAGAAGGACAAATCCTCAAAGTAAAGGAAGAGCAATACGCCATAGATCTGATAGAGGAGCAGAAAAGAAGAGTCTATGAATGAATATTTTCAAGAATTGGTAGATCTCTTTCTCAAATATAAGCTATCAGCTAACCAATTCATTTTCATGTACCTGAAATTAATGAAAAAGGACGAGCAATTATACAGGTACCTTGAAACTGCCAGACCATTATCACGAAACGAGATACACGATCTGGAAGAACGCGGGTTTATAACAAACATAAACACTGGCGCCAATGATTATTGGGCTGATGGCTATATTATCACAGACAGATTCAAGAAAATCATGGAACCAGACAGGTCATTAGCAGAGGAATTCTGGAATACCTATCCAGGATTTGGACTCATCAACGACCAAAGAGCACCATTAAAAGGAGTTTCAAAGAAAGAGTTCCTCCAACGCTATGCCATGTATGTGAGAAATAATGAGGTTTTGCATGAGAGGATAATGAGAGCCCTTCGGTTTCAGAAAGGCAAAGAGGAAATCACCATACGAATAGACCGTTGGTTTGAAGCCCAGACATGGGAAAGTGTAGAACAGGAATTAGAACAAATAAGAAAGAAGGTGTATGGACAAGACGAAATCTGATCCGTTAGGACTCCACATCCAGCATATTTCATCTGTAACAAAAGATGCGTTGGAAAGAATAAGCCTGCGTAGGGATTCTAAACAAGACTATGTAAAAACCAGATGGAGTAAGCTAAACAGGGTGCTTTTGGGAGGCATACAGTTTTCTAGTATCTATGTGATTGCCGGACTTATGGGAACGGGAAAATCCTATGTGAGAATGCTCCTTCAGCAAGATGCATTTAATAGGGAGCTCAACAAAGACTGTATCATAGATTACGTGTGGTTGCATTTCAATTTTGAAATGAATGCCTCATCCGAGGTTATTAGGATGCTGGCAACAGAATTAGGCTTAAACTTTAATACCCTCCTATCAGTAGAAGAGATTCTTCCTGAGAACACCTTTGAATACCTGAAGCAAGTTTTAGCAGACCTGGAAAACCTCCCAGTCTATACTTGTGATGTGCCTGGTAGTGTAAATCAGTTATTCCAAACGATATACAAGTTTAAAGACAAAGAAGAAATAAAGGGAAAAAGGCTCATCATCTCAATAGATCATACGTTGCTGGTACAAAAGCTCAATGAACCTGATGAAAACAGGGTTATGGCAGCATTGGCACAATTAGCAATCCGATTGAAAAAGGAGCTAGGCGCAGCTGTTATCCTCTTAAGTCAGCTTAAGACCTCACTGCAAACAACAGAAAGACGAAGGAAAGAAAATCACTATCCGCTGGCGGACGATATTTTTGGGTCAAAAACAATTCCTCAAGCAGCAGATTTCATTCTGATATTGAACAGACCAGAGCTATTAAACCTGGATTCATATGGACTGGAAGCTTATCCTACAGATGGATTACTTGCCTTTCATATTGTAAAGAACAGGGATGGATTTCCTGGTCTTATACGTATGAAACATGATCTTTCCAGAGGATTAATACGACAATGGACAGATCAAGACGACATTCAAAATACATTAAACCATGATAGAATTACCGAAAAACAAAATCAAACCCCGAACGAAAGACCCCAGGCTGTTGACGATATTTGGTCAGTCAAAGGTCGGGAAAACAACTATGCTTACTGAACTTGATAACTGCCTGATTTTAGATACAGAGAAGGGCACTGATTATGTTGAAGGCTGGATCATCCAGATCAATTCGCTCAATGAATTAAGGCAAGTGCCCTTAGCAGTAAGTAAAGCCGGATTTCCCTATAGCTTTGGAGCAATTGATGTAATTGACCGTGTTGTAGAATGGATTGAAAAAGAAGTAGTTGATGAGTTTAACCAACAGCAAAAAGAAAAAGGTCTTACACATCGGATTCAGGATATTTCAGAAATCCCATATGGTGCTGGCTATAGCATGGTAAGGCTGAAAGTGATGAAAATGATCAATGCTTTCAAAAAGGTTTTCCCACGTCTGATAATTGTAGGTCATAGGAAGAAATCAATTATCGGGGAAACCACGACAGAAGTGAGTACCTCAAGCCTGGATCTAACAGGTAAGCTTAGAAATCTGGTCTGTGGAGACAGTGATGCCATTGGTTATGTCTTCAGAGATGAGAACAACGACCTTAAAATTAGCTTTCAAGGTTCTGATGAATTGGAAGTTGGAAGTAGATCCCCTCACCTAAGAGGGAAAATCCTCGACTTCAAATGGAATCAGATCTACTTAGATGTCTACAAACCAGTAGCTGCAACTGTTTAAAACCCAAACTAAGTAAACTATGGCAACAATGAATTTAAAATATGGATTTAACGAACATACCGGTCAACAAGCTCAATTACCTGGCGGGATCAACCATGATGTTGAATTGTCTGGTATTTCATTTGAGGAACTTAGCAGTGGAAACCCGCTAAAGGTTCTGAAATTTAACTTCAAGAAAGGTGATGCTACCTTCAGACACATCGAATTTCCTGTAGATGCTGAAACAATAGCCAAATGGAACTTCAGAAATTCCACTTTTGAAGAAACACTCAAAAGAAAATTCAGAGAACAAGGAGAACGACTCAAACACATCTACACAGCAATTACAGGCAACTTTAATGTGAAATTGGAAGCAGAGGATTGGGAAGATTTCAGTACGAAATACATTTCACTGATTGGTAATGAATTTCAAGACAAGAGATTCAGCATCAAGATAGTATATACAGATAAAGGCTATCCAAGCTTTCCAGACCGAGCAATTAGCCCTTTCATTGTACCAGCTGATAAAAGTCAACTTCTGAGAATAGATCCTCAAAGAGACCGGGTAGCACTAGTAGATAAACAAGATGACCCTAATCATGAGTCTGTTCCTTCCGACCTTGACGAGTCAAATGAATGGGTTCCAAGTGCTATAACAGAAGATGTGGATTTTTGATATAGACCCTTAAAGCTATATGAAAGAATTATATAGAGCAGAAATCCCACAATACCTCACGCAAATAAAAGTGAGTGATGCCAGACCATACAGGATTTACACCCACCATATGGAAGTTCCAAAAAAATATCAGAAAGAAGATTATGATTTCAACACCTATGGGGTTTTGGTCAATCGGCATACAGACGAGGTTGTGCTGGCAAATCCAAATACAGCAGGCAAACCCAAATTCCGAAAAATTAACGGAAGGGATATTTATACAGGCAGAGTAAGTCCTACAATGCGAGCAAAGATTCTTAGAGAGATGAAAGCATTTTATTTCAATCAGTTACCTAATACAAGAAGACCAATCCTTCGCGCTTGTAAACTAAAACTGGACATCTATAACATTGTAGAAGAAAGTGTTCCGGAATTAGATAATATGAGCCTGATTATCATTAAGGTACTTCAGGATGTACTTGTACAGAAAGGAATTCTTCCAAAGAAAAACAGGGAGGTATTGAAAGGTTTCGAGGTTAACTACTTTCCTGTAGTGAATACTGCATCAAGAAAGCTGATTATCACTTTAGAACAGTTTCAACAGCAATTAGCGATGGAAGTCCAATGCTAAATGACCCAAGTAGTTTTAAAACAAATCAAAAGGGCTGTTAATTAGAGCAGCCCTTTAATTTTGAATCCAATGACAGACTATTTCAAAATCAACAGAATCAGCAATTCAGCACTCAACTGCATAGATCCGGAATTAGGTGGTCATCCGGAAAAGTACAAAGACTTCATTGAAGGAAAACTGATACAAGAATCTCCTGCAATGGCACTGGGAGATATAATCCACAGGAGATTTCTTCTGGGAGAAGAATTTGTAAGTCTGGATAAATTTCCGGGAGAACAGGTTAAACAAATCATTGAGGCATTTTTTGAAAACACAAAAGAATCCTTAACTCCAATAGACATTGCAGACAACAAGGCTGAATTGCTAAAAGTGATTCGAGCCCATAATTATTATAACAATAGAAAGGATGAAACAGTAATAGATCAGGTACTCAAAGATGGGAAGCTTTACTTTGATTTTTTACACGAGAATAAGGAGAAAACTGTTATCAGCACAGAAACATATGCTTTACTCAGGCGTATCGAACTATCCATGGAACGAAGCCCTATCAAGAACATCCTTAACAGGCAGTTTAGTGAAATTGAAGAATCTGAAAAGGAGATCTATTTTGACCTGAAAGCTCCATCCTATTTGGAAGAGCTAACAGTCTTCCCGTGTAAGGCAAAAATAGACCGATTGATTATAGACCACAAAAAGAAGTCTTACAGAATTATCGACCTGAAAACTACGAGCACTGCATTAGAGTTTTTCACACAATCTGTAATGCGGTATAAATATTACCGACAAATGGCATTTTATCGCGAAGCTGTAAGAAAGGTTATACCTAATACTTATGAAGAAGAAGGAATTTACCTTATTGCGATAGAAACAACAGCCTATAATCGGGTGCGAATTTTCAGGATGAGTGAGGATTTCCTTGACCAGGGTAAGCATAACTTTTTAAGCCTGCTAAAAAGGCTTAGTTATCATCAACAGACCTTTAACTGGGTCTATCCGCTGGAAGAAATTGAAAATGAGGGAGTTTACTTATTAAATAATGCAATTTAAACTTAAGAAACCAAGTGCTGGTAAAAAACTCAGCTAAAGCATTCTGGTTAAATAACTTGAGTGATTGGGGTTTAATTTTAAACTATACATAAGGGTAGGCTTGTGCTCGTCACCCTCTTACCTGCAAATTAACGCTAAATAGCTCAAAGTGTTTAAATTAGAGATCTATTCTGTTATTTACCATTTAGGTTTTGTAAATAAAACTGGCAAAAATGAAACAAGGCTGATTCCATGAAGTACTTATTGTGCATTTCTAAGAATTTGCTTTAGCTAAAGGAAGCTTTTTGACACAAGAGGTAAAAATACAGTAGAATATGTAGGTCAATTCCTGCTTGTTGATCTTTTGAAAAACTATCCCCCTACCCTATGAATAAGAGAATGAAAAAATAGAATTGAAGCATTTTCAGATTTTAAACGCCAGTAATTATTCATGAAAAAAGTTATCTTTGTTGCACACTTGAAAAAAGCATGTTCTTTAAAATGGTGTAAGGTTCGGTGTAATAGTACTTTTTGAAAAGTTGTATGTTGTTGATTGATAGAATATTAAATATATAGGTTCAAGTCTCCGACGGATCACGGTATAAGCCTCTTCATCAAAGAAGGGGCTTTTTTGAGTTTTCAGAAAAGAGCTTGGCAGGTAGTGCATCCCGATGTTTT